CATGGCGGGACGAATACCCAGGATAATAAGAACATCAGCAAGGGCCCCCGCGTGGGGCCCTTCGTGATGCGCTTGGCATCTTTCAACTAGGAGGTCCAGATGGGACAATATCACAGACTAATAAATATAACGATGAAAGAGTACGTCGATCCTTGGGCGATTGGCGGTATGGGCAAACACTACGAACAACTATGGAACCATAAGAGTTTACAAGATGCACTCTATTGTTTGGTTATTGCCCAGGGAAACGATAAGCGAGGGGGCGGCGATGTGCACGGCTCCGATATGTTAGGTCGTTGGGCAGGGCATCGATGCGCTGTGGTGGGAGATTATTACACCGATCCGGAGGATGATAGAAGGTTTAAGAACTTGTTCTATGGGGTCGAGAAACGGATAGGATGGGTCGATATATCCGAGCAAGTAGTGCAGATGTTCAAGGACATCGACCTATGATGACAAAAGAATACATACGAGATGAGCTCACGAACATCGAGATTTCTGCCTGGGAACTAGCCAATGGTAACTATGCGAACCCAGACGAGCTAAAGAAAGACCTAGAAAGCATAGCACGTTGGGCCCAGGCACTGGCCCAACAAGTAATGGCAGAGTGCGAATAGAACCCCGCCCATGCGCTCCGATATATCGGGTCTCCGCGCATGGGCTTGTGCAAACCCGCAGCGAAAAGACGAGGCCGCAGGCCGCAGAGGCAAGGCCGCAGGGACAAGGCCGCAGGGATTAACTTGTGTATAACTTGTTGACCTGGGGCAAGTCTTTTGCTATTCTAAACCTGCCAATAATGGCTTTCAACGAGAGGAGACGCACCATGCGTAAATCATATTGCAACGAGAACACCATGACCGTGAACATGGTAATCGAACTGAACGAGGTCGATGGTATCATCGAGGTTCTGACTAAGGTCGAGGACCCCGACCATAAGGTCATAGATCTGCTTAGATCCATGAAAAAGATTAAGCGCGAGGCCGCTGTCGAGGCGCTTCGAACTTTCCAAAGCATGGCGGATGCCGATTAATCACAGGGGCCCTTCGGGGCCCCTTCATTTCAACTAGGAGAATTTTAAATGTTTACTGCTATATGTTACGATGAATGCGGAACCGAGGTTTCAATCGAGGTCGAGGATCTGTCTCAGATCCCAGAGGAATGGAAGTACCGATATTCCCAGAAACATACTGAACGAGAGCTTGCCGAGTGGCGGCTCTCGATGGAAGACGAAAGATTTAACTAAGATATGGGGCCCTTCGGGGCCCCTTTCATTTGGCAGCGGAAAGACAGATAATAGAAGAGAGAGACGGGGCCGCAGAGCCGCAGAGCAACAAGGCCGCAGAGTTTCTTTATTAAACTTTTAACTTGTGCTTAACTTGTATTCTGCTAACATATAAACTCAACTCAACAAAAAGGATTCAACTATGAAAAGTGCAATCATCTACAATGGGCCGAGCCTCTTGGATGGTCAACCGATTGTCGTAATCGCGACATATTCAAATAGAAACAAAAAGACAGGGCATGTCGTGCAAACTTACATTTTGTGCCGTGACATAAACCCACTCGAGGCAAGCAAAACAGGCGCAGACTCTACAATATGCGGCGATTGCGTTATGCGAGGGACACCAACAACAGATCCCGTCCGCAAAATTGCCAAGAATCGCAAGTGTTACGTTAACCTTGGGCAAGGTGTTTTGATAGTTTGGAAAGCTTTCCAACGTGGCGTATACAAAACAGGCAGCGCGCGCGACATGGGACGCGGACGTTTTGTTCGCGTTGGGACCTACGGGGACCCCGCAGCTTGCCCCGCGTCAGTTTGGGAGGATCTACTCGCAGAGGCGGACACATTCACAGCATATTCACATCAAAGCGGATGGCGTCCAGATATCGCGATGCAAAGCGCGGACACCTACGAACAGGCCGCCGCGCATTGGTCCGAGGGGCGGCGCACATTCCGAGTTATTACAGGACTCGAGGATCTCGACAAAACAAAAGAGACGCTTTGCCCCGCATCAAAAGAGGCCGGACGCCGCGTTCAATGCACAGCGTGCAAATTGTGCAAGGGATCTAGCCTAGCAAAATCAATCGCGATAGTAGAACACTAGGGAAAGGGGCTTCGGCCCCTTTTTTATTGCGCTGCATAATAGATTCAAATAACATGGGACCGCAGACCCGCAGGGCAGCGGAGCCGCAGACCATAAAACTAGGGCGCAGGGCGCAGAGCCGCAGAGTATCGGGCCAGAAGTCGGGGCCGCAGACCCTCAAATAAAGGCGCAGGGCCCTCGAACCTCGAACCAACGGTTCCAGACAGCCCTTTTTCCACAAGTTGGGCGCTTTGACCCCCCTCAAATAAAAGTAGATCACGCTCAGAGGACCTCTTTACTAAGATGAAATTTGCACCACCTCGAGCCCAATACACTGTATTCCATGCGACTTGATGAGCCGAGAGTTTTACAGCATTTCCTTTAGATACCTTTAATTCGATCCAACAAGGCAAGCCATCCCAGATTAAATGTACATCAGGAACACCGCCCCCATGTTTGTTTTCAATCCTTGTCGCTTGGCATTTCGGAGGCAGATTCGACCTCAATGTGTTCCAAAAGTTCGCCTCTGGTCCCTTGCTCATTTGGTGTAATATCCTTTGCTGTCCCCTCGATTACAAAAGCTTGGGGATATTTCTTTTGAAGGTCTGCTAAACGTCCAACAATTTCGTCTCGAGATAGCTGATCAATGGTGTTCACTTGTTCTCTTCGATCAACAGTTAAACCACCCAATGCGGCGCGAATTTTTTCAGCATTAATAGCCGCAGAAAATTGACCATTCTCTTCAGCACCAACCGACAGTTTGTACAGCCTCTCGAGTTGACCGAGAGTTGTCACGCCATATCTGCGCTCTCGTTCCTCTCTCATCTCTTGAATGTACTCGAGCACATGCGGATAGTCCCTTCCATTTAACAGAAGGGATGCATGTTTACTGGCTGTTGATTCTGCAAACCCTGCTTTCCTCGCCGCTTCGGCATTAGAGTATATGCCTTCAACAATAAACCGAGCGAAAGTTTTTTGCCTGTTTGTGAGGACACGTTCTTCCCCGTCTTCTATTTTTTCCTGCATCGACATGATGTTCCTCGTTGTGTATTACCAACAAGATAAACCATAGACCGGATGATGTCCATCTTTCCTATATAGGAGTTTTCTCCAGAGAAACGTACTAACGTACTGCCAAACGTACTACCTAATGGGCTACTTAGAAGGTTGTAAACATTACTGTTTATTTTTAATAGTACGTTTAGTACGTTTATTACGTCATATTTGAATGGATAAAAACTTTTTTACTTTTTTTCTGGAGAATGTGCCTATAGTGTAACTCGACGTACTACCTCCCTAAAAATAAAACTTGACTATACATGTCCCCTTGATTAACTTGTGTACTATCAACAATTCAATTATGAGGTTCAGTTATGACAGACAAACACGAATTTGTATACGGACACGATGTAAAGAAAATCTACAAGGTTGGAAGCAACCGTGGACACAAGCGTGTGTGGATCGAGGGCAAGATGCTCTTGGACTTTGGTTTCAGAAAAGGGCGCGTGTTCTCACGGGTCATGCACCAAGAATTAAAATATGTAAAAATGGAACTGATTGCAGACCCATACTATGGCAAGCACAAAGTTGCAGGGACCGAGGAGCGTCCTATCATTGACTTAAATGGTCATTACCTTTGCGAGTTATTTCATGGGTACACTCACTACGAGGCTACATTCAATATAATTAATGGAACTTTTCTTCCTTACATTAAGATCGAGGGAGTAAACGTATGAGCATGATCCACAGATTACATGACAAGTATGCTCGGTGGTGCAAGGCACAGGGTTTTGAATGCGTAGATGCTATGGAGTTATTGTGTGAGCACAAACTTACTCCGGAACAAAGCACATGGATTACAGATTTCATGTCGCGTTGGGAAGTAGCAGAAGAGGCACACTTGAAAGAGTGTTGGCACAGGGAGGGGAGAGACTAATGTTTATTCAATTAACTTTACCTTTAGATCACGAGCCGAGCCTACATCATTGGGCAAAGTGTATAGCTGATGATGATATACTCACAGGCTATGAAAAATACTGGGATTATGCCTACGAACAGGCATGGGTTTACATAGATAATGAACTCGAGAGGGAGGTAAACTAATGACAATTCAAGAGTTAAACCACCGCCTGTTTCAAGCGTCACAGTATCACACTTCAGACGAGCCTATTTGTATCTATGACCAAGAAACAGGTGAGCGTTACGAAATATTAATTGTAGATGATACGATTGATGGTGAAATTCAACTAAATATAGAGGTGAAATAATGGGCGTTGTATTAAGTTTATATGATTACACGGGCGAGGCATTGAAGCCATGGGCGGATGCCGGACACGAATGTTATGCCTTTGATATTCAGCATGATCCACATGAGGTCACAAAAGAATATTATCACAGGATCGGGAATGGATCGATTGAGTATCACTATGCAGATTTGCATGATCCGCAGAGCTTCGTTCATATAAAAAGAGCTCTGCCTTTCATGGATCACCCTGTTATTTTTGGCATGGCCTTCCCTGTTTGCACAGACCTCGCGGTTTCGGGCGCGGCATGGTTCAAGAAAAAAGCAGAGGCCAACCCATGGTTTCAAGATGAGGCTGTTAATCATGCCATGACTTGTGCCAGATTTTATGAGGACCTTGGCGTCCCATATCTTATAGAAAATCCTGTCAGTGTTTTGGCTACCAAGTGGCGTAAACCTGACTATTCATTCCACCCGTATGAGTACGGGGGATACATCGAGGACGATGCCGCAGAGCATCCTCGATGGCCTGAGTACATTGCGCCTCGGGATGCATACAAAAAGAAAACTTGTTTATGGACTGGTAATAACTTTCGTATGCCCACCAAGGTATCTGTTGACCCAGAGCGTTATCATGGTAATGGTTATAGCACCGCCATGATGAAGCTTGGGGGCAAGTCCAAAAGGACAAAAGATATACGCAGTGCAACGCCGCGAGGATTCGCCAAAGCGGTTCAACTATTCAATCAACAAGGAGGCTCACATGCCTAATCACACAGCACAACAGGTTCACTTTACTGGACCGCAATATCTCATGGCTCATTTATATGCCGCCGTGAAAAACGAAACTTTATGCCAGACTGTTTGTCCAATGCCTTTCGAGGTTTGGTCTCAGGAAGACGAGGGTCATACTCCGGCATGGTATCAATGGCGTCTCGATAACTGGGACACCAAGTGGGACATCTACAATGTAGATATGAACGAGGAGATTTCTCAGCCTGATATTTTAGAACGTGAGGCGGAGGTTACTTTTTCATTTACATGCGAGACTGCGTGGAGCCCACCAATAAAAGTTTGGGAGAAGCTTCATGACATGGGCATTATTGTAGATGCATCATACCAAGACGAAGGCATGATGTATGAAGGAACGTTCATCGATGGGGTGGACACAACTTGGACACCAGAAGAGGAGGCCGTATAATGGCACATCAATTACTATTAAAAGCAATTAAGTATTCTGAATGGGCAAGCCAAGAGACTGCCTGTTATCAAGCCAAGCTTTATGTGGACGGTAAGTCGTTTGCATATGTCAGCAACGAAGGACATGGTGGCCCAGATCGAGTGGATCGAGATCCCAAGTACAAGGGCAACTGGTCCGAGGTTATGCGTGAAGTGACCGAGGCTTTCGATGATGAGAACTTATTCCCTCGAGAAGCACCATGCGAACTCTTTCCAGATGGATGGGGTGAGAATCTGGAGACATGGTGCGGTAAACGTTTGGACGAGCACCTTGCTCGCAAGGATATGAAACGCGCCATGAAGAAGAAATGTTTGTTCTTGTTTGAGAACGAGGAGGGCGTGTACCAATCTGATTGGCATCCACCTGTTACCAATGGTGATTGGACTAAACTGCCGAATCAAAAAGTTCGCCGCAAAATCCTCAACGATCTGCCAGAGGACATCGCTTTGATGTATTACATGGGCAAGATCCCAGTTAATGGAGCGACATCATGACAAAAAATGGAGCGATTAGGGGGCATCAGGCCCCCTCTGAAGAAAGACTTTCAGAAAGCATAATCTACACAGTTCATCACTGGACTGTGGATAAATTGTCTTCTGCATCTAAGCAGACGGGAACCTACAACCAAAGATACACCAATCAATTCGAAATAGAGTTGGACAGAATCAAAGAAGCCATCGATAATGAGGGACATAATTGGTTGGAGTTTAACAGAGAAGGATAAATCAATGAGCAGTATTAAAGAACGAAAGATGCCATGCCCAGAATGTGACGGGCATGGGCAAGTTGAGGTGGAGTACGCTGTACCTCACAACATAAACCGTGACGTAGGATATTTGGACACGCGGCTCGAGGACTGCGAGTATTGCAATGGCTACGGCGATATCGAGGACGAAGGTTTCGAGGATCTAGATGTCTGATAAAAAAACTGCAGCCATATATTCCAAGATGGCAAAGCAAACCAACGAGATAGAAAGACTGCTGAAGGCGTTGGAGAAAGTAACTGCTGAAAAGCTAGAGTTACTTGAGGAAATTAATTGGATAAGAAAGGGAAAATAACGTGTATCAAGTAACAACGAAGACAGCCCACTCGGGTTTCGAGGCCGCGTTCATGGACACATGGATCGAGGTTCAAGATTGGATCGACCACATACTTCCAGAACTAAACTTAGATCCAAAGAAGTTTGAATACTGGACGGTGGCTTT